TACACTGGGGCCCACGCGAGCTTTAAGCCAACGGCTCGCGGTCGTCCACTCCGGTCTAGGTGATCCCATGCATATTCCGATATTTCGGGATGCATGAGGCACTTAGTCAGAGCTGGAATTCCATTCAGGGCGGATCTTGGAAGGTTCGCCCTAACGGAGTACCCTCTAACCTCAGGTCGCTGTAAGGCCCTATTCTTCCTATGAACTTCAGGAAGTTCGGGTCCACAGCGGCCGATGAGGGGAGAATTATCGCTGACGAACGGATACTTACCACGCAAAAGCGTGATAAGATGTTCGTCAACGAACTCCACAGTCTCTACCCAACCAGCCTTATAAAGCAGGTTGCGGAAAGACGACATGGAAACCAGTTCCTTTACGGAGCCAAGTGATGAAGGAAGCGCTTCTCGGACATAGACGCAACTAACGTCTTTTCCGAAAAAGTACTCCTTCCCACAAGACTCTCTGAACGGTCCAGTCCAGAAAGACTTGTGCCGATTTACCTTGAAGCCAAAAGCCTCGAGATAATCAGTCACTTGAGCGGCCTTGTCAGCGGGGACGATTATATCATCCCCGTAGACGCGCACCGAGCCAACGAGCCTCTTCAATGAGGCATTCATTGGAACGGAACCAGATGAGCTCAAACACCCCGCTAAGGCAACAGTAGTAAATACCATTGCCTCGATCGGGAATGTAAGAGCAGAGCCCATCGACGCAAACTTCTGGAGGGGGATTACCTCGCCAGAAGGTAACTGGCAGCGGAGAGAACGAGCTGCTTGGACTCCCTCAAGAAAATTGGGGAAGTCCATAAACAGCTCCTCCACAAGCCAGTTGGCGACACGGTCAGAAGCATCGCTAAGATCTAGCGTAGCCAAAGACCCATCCTCGCTACCCCGCTGAGCCATCTCCTGATTAGGGATTTGGTCAGTGAAGTTAGCAAAGGACCCAGCTAACGGGTGTAACTCGATAGCCGGCACGAGGACCCCAGTGATTGCCTGCTGTATATATTGCATTACAGTAGGTTCCGCTGCGATCAAACGTGGTTTCGCCTGCGTCTTTGGAACAGCCACCAATCGAGTCGGTGGCTCCTCCTCGGGCTCCAAGAAACTGACCTCCAGACCCTCAAGCGCATATCGCGCATTAGGGAGGGCATATTCTCCATAAGAGAATAGGTACTCAAGGCGGTCATGCCAAACCGGCATGACCCACTTAGAGTTACCACGGCGTCGATCAGCCGTTGCCCCTGGACCGTGCTTAGGGACTAGTTCGCCACTTAGGATCTTACGATCACATATGGCGAGTGCGTCCCCAAATACAGCACGGAGGATACGCCTCAAGAACGGAAATCCATTTTCTCCAAAGAGAAAGGCGGAATTTCCTTCAAGTGGCCCAGTCAGACTTGCATCAACGTCAACGTACTTCTGGATAGCCTCCTGAATCTTGGATTCAGGGCAAAGTGCTTTCTCTTTCGAGAAAGTCAGCAAAAGCTGACGAAGGCACCTCAAGGCAACCCAACCCCGATGATAATTCTCACCATCAAAGGGACGAAGTACAGGTTCAGGGAGCGAAATCTTCTCCCCAAAACCTTCGCAGGTTGACGGTTCCATCTCCGATGTAAACAGCAGATCCAGGAATCCTCCGAGGAATTCGGGGACTCCTCTGACAGACCCATTTGGTCCTCGTATCTTACGACGCGAGAAACCAACAAAGGCGTCAGAAGGGATTCTTTCCAGAGAGAGGGACCTTAAAAGATCCTTCTCAAAGGTAGGAAGGGTGATAGTATAAAAACTATCACCTTCTGCTGTTACACGATCCGTGGCCGTTTTAAGGTCACGGATGGTGCTGACCGAGCATGCCCTTCCAGCTTCTGCTAGAAGGGCAAACCAGATCTCGCTTCGGCTTTTCATCCTCCTCCTTTCGGTAGGGGAGTCCGAAGTGATGTTCTAGACCCCCGCAGATGGGTAAATCCCATCTACGACTCGCGGGCGACAACCTTTGTCTGGTTGCCGGCAACCGCTACCCAGTCGGATACTGCCTTGAGGTAGTATCCGATTTCAGTCGACGAAAACCCCTGAGTAGGGGTATCGATGACGAGGTAGACGGACATCGAGTACGGACGATTCACAGTTGGAACAAGTGGATCGGCCGAAATCTTTGCCACGTCGAGACGAACGGTGGACCGGTTACGCTTGGTGCTGAGATGTGAAATCTTC